ATTAATTGATTGTTGTTTCAGGACAAGGCCCAGAGACGATAACTATCTTTCGCCCCGGCCATTTCTCATGAAAAGTTTCTAAGGTGTACGTTTCTCCGTCCAGCCTGAACGTGCCGTCGCATTTCCTTAGTACCAGAGGGCACATAGAAAAATCGGCAACAGACTCAAGAAAAGTCTTACCCGTTTTCTGCATATACTTAAGAATTTCCGCCTTTTGCTCCGGTCCCGGCTCATAGCCCAGGTATGTCTTCAAATCCTTTTTATTCATCTCCGTGTTATTTTATGACTATCACTCTTTTGTATCGGTTTGCCTGATAATCCTCCAGCTTTATCCGTTGGCCATTTACCTGAATCATTCCGTTAGAATCAGCAATAAAAAGATCCGGCATCTGATATGCTGCTGCACATTCTCCAATCGGTTTGCCCGAAGTTCTCGCATCATCCAATATCTTTTTTTTAAGGACCGGATTAGGTGCGAAGCCTAAAATTTGTGTTAACTCATCCATTCTCTTGTTGTTTAAAAAGTTTATCAATAATCATATCAATTTGCGCTTCCGAAAGCTGGCCGAAATTCAAATCCACATCTAAGTCCTGTTTGTCTGACCATCCCATGTTTTTCAGGGTGAAGATGACACCCGTGACAGACCCTTCCTTCCGGTGTAGTTGTTGAGCGTTAAACGTCTCAATTCTGAGCTTTGCTCTCTTTATGGGGAAGTAAAAGTCTTCCTTGGCTTCGTATTCAAGAAGAGACTGCTTACTCGCAAACCCGAGGGAATAAGCCAACCCGGGGACAGATGGTATCTTATCGCTCTCAAAATATGCGTCAATTCTGTCCTGCATCTCTTCAGATGACTTGTAAAAGGGTTCACGCCCTCCTCCTTTATTGCCCTTAGCGTATTGATTATTTTTTGCTGCTGCCATATTATTTTCTATTAATACCTCAGTGTCCTTAATTCGTGTAAAATTTTTTCAGTGTTTCGTCGTGGATCTGAATCATGCCGTAGGAATCTTTTGAGAGCCTCACGGTTCCCACCTTCCTCCGATACTTCGTGAGCAATGACCTGAAGAATGTTATCATGGCCATGTGTGCAGGGTCATCGCTCCGGTTCTGCTCCGTTTGCCTAAGCAGCAACTCCATTGCCTGAGCAATCGCCACACTTTCCAGCATCTCGTAAAAACGCTTTTGCTCCTCCGGTGTCATCTCTGCTCCTCCTGAATTACAAAGCCATCACGTTGATATTTTCGTTTCCACTGCTGCAAGTCACTTTCAATAATGTAATGAGAGTTTGACAATAGCCCGTCAGCTTTTTTCCTTACCTCAATAATGATAAAATGACTGTCATCAGGATCAGTATAAAACGTCACCTCATGAGGACTGCCTGGCTTAGTCATTCGTATGTTTGTTGTCATGCTCATTGCTTTACGTTATAGGTGTACATGTGGTGTACATGAAAAGCCCCTGAGGTGGTAGTGTTACCCACCACCCCGGAGCCTGGCATGACCACCACCGCCACAGTAAGCGGTCATGTTTTTTCTTATAATTTTCGACACAATTTTTTTTTCTTTATTAGTCATTTTACCAATTAGACGACCCCTCCCCATTTTCTCATTCTCAGTTACTTGCAAGGTTTTGCTCATAGTAATGGGATAGAGAGAGAGTGAAGGGGTGTTTATGATTGGAGTTATAGGAGTGGAGATGTTGATTGATTGAGATATAGATTGTGAGGGTGGAACTTTTGTTCCGCCCGATTTGATTTTGAGTTTTGGCCTCAGACCCGTTACCTCTTCAATGACTTCAGCCATGATGCTTGCCACCCCGGCAGTTTCGCCCGAAACAAGTAATCTGCTTGGTAAGACTGAATCGTGCTTTGTTATGAACTTCACCTCCGGCAGCCTCTGCATGATTGCTGGGGCGACGTAGTTTAGCATCACATCTGATTCAATCCGTTGTAATAGAATTGACAACCTGTTGTGACCGTCTTTTTTAATCTCAGTGAACATCCGGTAAACATTCGGGTAAGCATCCCGGAACCTGCGGAGATCCTTTGAATACTTAATAGCATCGTTGCGACCAAACAGCACCGTGAAGCACAAGTCTTTTACTTCATCTCTGCTATTCATGCTGAAGAGCTGCATCAGATCCTCATAAAACTGTCCTGAGATAGCAGATAGAGCATACCGTTGAACATCATGATACTGTGATAATTGCAGCCTTTTGATCTGAATAGTAAGTAAATGCCCTAAATAATCCCTCATGACCTTCGTCACTACCGGGCTGGGATCGAACAGGCATACAGAGTAAAACATCTGCGAGTTGACTGTATCGACTTCATGTAGTGGATTGTCCTCTATTGTAAGAAGCGGCACCAGCTCTGAGGGTAGCCGGGTAAAATTTGAATCGTAACGGAAGTTTGTAGGATTGACCGTATGATATATCTCTCCTCTGCTGATCTTCTCGACTTCAGCGAGTGAGTATGTTCTCCGGGCTTCAGCAGCCTGTTTGTCCTCTGCTGCATGATACGTTGCCTCAATAGTTGTCAGAGCAGCAGCGCGATCAATAGCCACCAGCTTTGTCATTTGGTTAAGCTCAGGATATTTGCGTGAATTGTGTTTCGCAATCTCTGCACGTGCCTTTTTAATTCGGGTCAACAGCTTCATGTCTGTGATTGTCCTGAATACTGCGGGGCCTTCATATTCTTTGCGGATCCGATACAGGCGACTGTTACGACCAGTAGAATGATTTTTCACTTCAATCACATCCTTTAATAGCTGTATGTCATCCGAGGCAGTCGGGTCAACCTTGCGGAGATATTCCATTTTCAGAACGGACCATGCGCCAGGGTGCTTGTCCTGTTTGTGGCTCAATATAGTTGAAAGCAGATACATTATGCGTGAACGTTTTTTGTCCTCGACACTATCCAGCCACCGAAGCAGTTTATCAGTGAGAATTGCATTGTATCCATTTTCATTTTTTCTTTTCACGTGCGTGGCGGTGTAGTGTCGTTATACTATTCATGCAGCCGTATCATATCGGCAGTTTCATCTGTTGCGGAAGTGGCTCGCATTCGCTGAAGTTCGGATTACAGAAGTCCCCATGAAGAACTTTTGCAGCCCGGTCGTATGCCTTTGCGGCAGTCAGTTCAGAGCGATAACGTCCGAGATTGAAAACGCGCGCATTGAGGCAGATCTGTGAGTGCCAGGTGTAGCCCTCTCTGTAAATTCCTTTGTACTGTGAATAGCCGTTGCGTTTCCGCCCGTTCCTACTGTTTTCTGCCCGCGTGCAGGTGCGGATCATTGCCCTGCGGTTGTCGAGGCGGTCGTGGTAAATGTGATCGACTTCAATGTCCGGCCTCTCAACTATTCCTAAAATCATCCGGTGCATTGAAACAGTCCTCCCGTCTTTTTGTGTGACAGCATACCCACGACTGAGCCACCACTGATGCCGTGAAACTAAGTCATGATCCTCAGCATCATAACGACAGAGATACTCCTCGCCCTTGGATTTGATCACCAGCACAGGCATGGCAGCGTTACTTCTTAAATTTTCGTGATGCGACCGAGAGATCCCGGTCCACTTCAGACGATAGGTAATAGCAACGCCTCCCCATCCTGTGAAAGGTAATCTGCCCGCGCTTTTTAAGCACTTGCACGGTCTGCACTGAGCAGCGTAGGTAATCGGCTAATTCTTTGTCCCCATTGAGACGGACGTTCTCCGTTTTCTCAGTCTCCGGCCTGTTGCGTAATATGGCCTTAATGTCAGCTATCTCTCCGAGTAAATAAGACATGGCATCGGGAAGCCTTTCTAATGTCATGCGGTCAGCGGTGAATTCCATTTTTAGTTTCTGTTTAACGTTCATGACAAAATTAAACAGACTACCGCAGTCCCCTCGATTAGGGGACAGGAGCTATTTATATCATATTGATAAATAGCTTCTTAAGAAAATAGGGCTGTGAAGTGAGGGGATTTTGAGGGGACTATATTTGATCCGCCCATTGATATTTGCTTTTCAATGTTTCTGCTGCACTGATTAGCTTGCTCGGCTTATATGAGGTTGTGTCCTGTCCGAAGTATTGATCGAGTTGCCGCTGAAGATCCGTGAAGTTGACTTCCGTCTTAAATATCGACTTGTATTTCTCGGAGATGATATAATACAACGCAGCGTATGACTTGCTGTTAAAACTTGCAATGTGTGATATCTCCTCCCTGCACTTTAGCAACAGGCTGTCAATGATTTTAAAGTTCCCCTGATCGCGTCCGGCCTTAATAAGAGAGTGTATCTCTGTTTGATCTTCCCTCCCATCCCTGCGGGCAGTTAGCCACTCTTCGAGCTTAAAGAACATAATGGCATCGGCAATCACTTTTGCCTTATCGGTTAGCTCCTCTCCAATGAAATTGATTTTACCACTGAGAAACATCCTATGATGATGACGGATCAGCTTAATATATTGCAACGGATAATCAAAGCGGCCACTCTCGAAATACCACTCTTTAAATCCTCCTTTGATGACAACCAGCGTGCAGCAATCTCGATAATTTTTGCGTAGGATCCTGTCAATGATATCGAGTTCCGACTGTATGTACTTTTCGGGTGCGGGCGAAGTAAGCAGATCCGCTTTAATCCGTGCGACCTCTTTATTAAACTTCCTGTCTGCTTCGGAAAGGATCAGATCCTTACCACCCTGCTGCTTCAGCAAATTTGTCTGCTTTGTCATCTTTTGAATTTTTAATGTACTGAATTAACTGACGTTCAGAGGTGTGCCCCGTGATACCCATAACCAGCAGCGTGCTTATCCCTCTGTTTACTGCATTAGTGGCAAAGGATCTTCTCGCAGTATGACTGCTCACAGCCTTCCACTTCTCCATTGTCTCCGGCACATCCTCCCCGCCCTTTGTGATATGCCGAGTAAATGAATCGTTAAGTTTCGCCTCCTGGCACACTTCTTTTACATAGTCATTAAATCGCTGATTAGTGATTGCCGGAGGGATTTCATAATTGTATTTTTCGAGGATGCTGACAACCGTAGGATGCAGCGGAATGACAACCTTTGCCCCCGTTTTCCGTGTTTTGATCCTTATTCTCTTATTACGCACGTCGATATCTTCTTTCTTAAGTGTCGAGAAGTCTGAAAATCGCAATCCCGTCATACATCCAATTAAGAACACATCCCTCACACGGTCGAGACGTGCATTGTTTTTCAAATCGAGCTGGTATATCTTCAGCAACTCCGCTTCACTAAGAAATACTGCATCAGCCTCCTCTGATCCGCCTTTGAGGATCTCTCTAAATTCGAGACTGTCACTCTTACTATTTGCCACCGCATCATTGAGAATAGTCTTTAAGAACTTTACAGCCCTCCCCAATGTGTTAGTGGCATACTTCTTTTCTTTAATCATGTAATCATTGAACTCGCGGTAAAACATCGCATTGATATCAGCGAAATCATATTCACGGCCTTTGTGCTTACAGAAGTCGGCAAACAGTGTCTTTATCGTGCCATACTTTTTACTCATTGCCACAGATAGCTTCTTACCCGTTCGCGTGTTTATGCGTGAGGGTATTCGTGCAATGTAGATATCAATATACTCTGACAATGTAATCTTCTTTTTTTCCGGCTCCGGTCTCAGCTTCTTTTTTAACTCAGTACGGAAGTATTCAATAGAAATCGGGGTGCCAGCAGCAATGGCATCGCTTTCAATCTTCAGAATATGCCGCTCAATGCTTTTGAGATTAGCATTCATAATGTCAGAGTGAGGAGCGATTGTCTTTATCGGATCCTTACCGACGACTGCATAATTCAAATTAAAGTGAATGAGATCGCACCTCTCGCGGGTGTAGTATTCTAATCGCTTACCGTTGTAAGAGTATTTTGCTATTATTGGAAGATTAGTGTCGGCCAAAATTCCGCTTTTATTCTTCCGTCTGAGAGGGTAAAATTTAACGTGTGCCATGTGTCGAAATATTTACACACAAATATACACACAGCAAATGGTTTATTTAAGCATATATTACATATATTTTAACTTTAAGAGCAAAATAGTTATTAACACTAACTAATTGATCTCGTTTATATTTACATCACTTTAATTGAATAATACATAGTAAGGGTTATACTCCCGCCAGCTCCACAACCCCCTTCATTTATTTGTCTATAATTCAGCGAGTTATAGACTTGTTGCTTATATCATACACACATTTTAGCACACAGCTGATTGATTTTGAGGGCCTCTTTTTTCGCTCAGAATAAGCATCAAAATTGTCACCAAGTAAGAAATAAATTTTGCCATGTCAATGAAGGGTGTATCTTTGAAGTGCTGTTACTATTCACAACTATGAAAACTGAAGTCTTACGGGGCCGAAACTTGACGCATTATTCCTCTGTGAATAGTGACAGCCGTCAGGTGGAGGCCCTTTCAGTTTCAAATCACTATGAAGAGACAATCTATTGTTACCACCGGCACGAAGTCGGTGCGGATCCCCCTGCTCCCTGTTTTATGGGTGCGACGTTCTCCTGACGGCTCCTGTTATGCCAGTATTGCCCTGCAAAGGTTGTTAACTGCTCACCTGTTTAATAACTGAGTTATGGGAACACTATCATGTATCATTGTCGGCCTGCTGGCCGTCGTGTACATCTGCTTTATGGCAGTGCTGATCTGTTGCCATGTACATCTGATCCGTGAAGAGAGACGGCTGAAGCGGATCCATGCAAGCTACTTTAAACAGTAAGGTCATGGGTGCAACTCCTGATCCTGACCAGCCGGACAAGGTGAGCCGTGAAGATGTTGTATTCGGCATCGTGTTTGTCCTGATACTTGCCTTTGCCTATTTCGTGGGTAAGTGTCCCGCCTGAGGGCCTGAGTGCCTTAAATCGCAAATTAGGGGCTTCTACGGAGGTCCCTTTTTTTGTTGTAAGTAAAAGCCCCTCTTTAGGCTGGCATCACCTATTGAGGGGCAGGGCCGTTACTATGTTCACGGCTTATGCTGTATTTACATCAACGCATTCTTCATTTGAATATGCCGAACATCCTGCAACATTACAGGCTTTGATCTGATAACAGAACGTTGCCGGTCGGTAACCATGATCAGTGCTTTCGCAGTCGTCGTACGCATCCCATGTAGCGGGTACAGTATCAACAAGCGCATAAGCTCCTCCGTCAATACTTCGCCATATCTCAAAGTACGATGTAGTAAGCGGGATCGACCAGCCTATGTGTACGCATTCCCATTGATCCGACTGAGTAGCATCAAACAGCGTCGGAGCGACCGGAGGCGACCCCGGAGGCGGAGGCGGTGAGCTGCAATCAGCTATCTCAGTCCATGACCCGCCGTTATAGAAGAATACCCAGCCTGTCAGCGAGCTGTCACCGGTATAAAGTCCTGAAACAACCGTGTGTTCTGTTGCTGTATCTTCATCCTGATAAACTGACCCCGCAGGAATAATGACCTCATAACATTCTTCAGTTTCCTCGCCTTCATCAAAGAGGATCGTAAAGTATGTATCAACGGTGTTCGGCTCCGTGAGTATTGTCGTTATGCTCCGGGGTGTGCTGACAACTACATTGATTACCTTGTATTTCGTTACGGGTGTTGGTGTAGTATTCTTGTCCTCACCGTAAACAAGGGTAAACCCGACGTTCCCCTGCGGGTAAATAGTCGCACTGTGAACGTAGCCCTTTTGCCCTCCGAGAAACCTCTCTCCGAGTTCTGTTGTTATGTAATCCTCAGGCGTGTAACCGTCCTCACGGCAGACAATGGCCTTAATTTCCTGCTTCTTTGTCTTGATAACGCTTATGAAGTCAACAGGTGAACGTTCTATCTCTCCTGACATTAATACCCTGCCATGCATGAACAATGTCCGCAGTAGGTATGACCATGAGCATACATAGTTATTACTTGGCGTGGCGTTATTGTATGCCGTGCCGTAGTACACATAATAATCGGTGCCGTCCTTAGTGTTTGCCAGGATTACCCAGCCCTGATCAGAAATACCATCCGGTGTAAGGCCGTCGATTTCATTAGCACAGTTGTAGATATAATCCAAATCAGTCGTTACCTCATGCGTTACTTCGGTCGTTAGCTTTTCATCAACACAATTCGGATTGTAACTTATTATGTGTGGCGTGTAGTTAGTGTCGCCTGCCTCCATAAAAGAGAACTTCTCATACATCGGCATGGCCTCCTTTAAGTAATCGTACTTATTACTTTTTACGGCCAGCTGTTGCGCCCTCAGGTCAATACCCTCCAGCCCTTCAAAGTAATCATAGTGTTCGATCCGAAACGTCGTGCCGTCAAAGGTCCAATAGAGATTGAAGATCTGAAGCATTCCCATCAAGTCATTAAACGAGAGATTTCCCGCTGTTGCCCCAGCACCTGATTCCGGTCGCTTAATGTCTGACTTCTGCGCAAGCGTGAGATAACGCCACTTGTTTACATCGTTAGTTACAGGATTAGTAGCATTGTTCAGAAAGTTACTTGCAATAACCGCCGCAGGCTCAATGTTCTGAACCATGTATTCAATAACATCGGTTAGCCAGAAATTGCGGTCATACGTTTGCGCTGGCCACACTGTTGAGGTCGCCACATCATTATCGGGTCCTCCGGCCAGAAGGATGTTATATTCCTTCGATCCGTAAATGTCAAAGTTACGGTAGTTATCATACGGCAGGGGTGTAACATCGAAGGTAGAGTTATCCAAGTCAAACAGCCCGTCCGTTGTCGAAAAATGGCCGGTCCAATAGTTGTGATAGGTGTTTGCTCCACTGTCTTTCTGTTCAACCTCAAACACTATGTCCGTACAATTATCAACGACCTCGACCATGTATAAGATATCAAAGTCCGACGTTCCTATTTTCGTATTGCAGTAAAAACGCAGAGTGCTGCTAAACTTCCGCCGGTAGAACATCTGACCCTGTTCCTTCTGGTCAACCAAGCTGGCCTTTAGGAAGTTCAGCGGAAAGCATTCCACTCTTGACGAATTTACCGTTATGTAGTACCTGTAATTCATCTTAGCCCCCTTTGAATGCCTTATAAATCTGCTGCCTTTCTGCATCACTCTTGGCTCCACGCATCGCATGAAACAACTCCTCACCGCTGACCGGGGCTTTCGCCTGGGGCTGTGCCTGCGGTGATAATCCCAACAATGTTTGAGCAGTTGTTTTGATGAAGTCCACAATACTTATCTCATGGCCGTGAGGGTCCCTCAATACCTGTCCGTCGTCATCTATTGGCAACATCGCACCACCCTCGAAACGGGTTGATGCTTCGAGTTCCATCTGTAATTGTCGCTTCTGCACTGGGGTCAGTTCACGCCCTGCGAGAGCTTCAGATATCTGCCTGTTCAATTCCTTTGCCTGCATCGCTTTGAGTTCGACAAATGCCTGTTTTGGATTAATTTCTATCTGTTTCATTTTTGTAGTATTTGATTTTGGTAAGTGTAGCTTTCAGAGTATCCGGATTGACCACAAAATCACCTTCGCCACCCCTTGTGAGATGAAGTCGAAATGCTTCTTTTACGGCGTGTGTCTGCGTTAGAGAAATAGGGGTCAGCTTCGTAATTTCATTCAGCATTCTAACGAAGTCAAAATGCAGATTGTAAATCCTAATTTCCTCCTCAGTTTCGGCATAGGTGTTGAACCGATCCAATGAGCCATCGACTGCCTCCTGATTAACGCTGAAGGTGCCAGAATTGAATATCAGAAAGGACTTGTTTTGCTCAAATGTGTAAAGGCTGATAGCCCGTTGCCCTCGCTTAATCTTAACCTTGCCACACGGGGGGCAATTATCGGTATCAGGAATGTTCAATCCTGAACAGAGGTTCAGAAATTCGGCCCGATGTATTCCGATAAGCTCTGCGAGCCGTGCGGGGTCAGGGGTCACTCCCTTTGCCTTTATCTCTACATGTGCCAGTAGTGTGCTATCGAAATAGTCTGCGGGATTAGTTGCCAATGTAATAAATTGGTCCTGTGAAGTCACCCGTTGCCAAGGCTGGAAGGCATGGTACAATTCAATAAGGCTGTTTGCCTCGTCTGCGGTACTTTGCACACTCTTTTTAAAAGTAGCAATACCATTGTTGTCTGTTGAAATAAGAATACGTTTTTGCATAACTATCTATTTATT